TAAAAAAGGGCAGAAAAAGGGCAGATACCTTTTAGTACACAAGTTTTTCTAATTTTTGCTCTAACTCTCTGTCCATTTTCTCTGTTACATGTGTATACACCTTTATAGTCGTTTTTTCATCTCTATGTCCTACTCTTTTCATAATTGCTTTTAACGATATATTCATTTCCGCCAATAAACTTATGTGTGTATGCCTTAGTGTGTGAGTAGTAACTTTTTTATTTATATTTAATGATTCTGCAGCTGAGGACAATCGTTTGTTTATCCTACTGCCTTGCATAGGATTTCCTTGGCAAGTTGTGAATATAAACCCTCTATCAACATAGCTTGGTTCCCATTGTTGCATCTTTTTATTTTCTAACATTATTTTTTTCAATACATTTGCTATCCTTGAATTGATGGCGATTTTTCTTTTTGAACCTGCGGTCTTCGTAGTATCTTTGTGACCAAATCCAGCATTACATTTGATTCTGTGAATAGTGCCATTAATAGCGATCGTTTTATTTTTGAGGTCTACATCTTTAACTTGGAGCGCTAATAACTCACCTATGCGCATACCTGTTAAAGCTTGAACTTCAACAGCCCCAGCAACTAAAATACGAGCTCTATACTGCATGTTATTATCGTTCAGTATAAAATCGCGTATCTGTATTACCTGTTCCATCTCTAAATAGTTATACATTTTCGCTTCTTCTTTTTCTATATCTTCTATCGTCTTACTCTTCTTTGGTAGTGTGACGCTATTTAATATGTGTTCGTTTGGATAATTGTAAAATTTAACGGCGTATTTAATAGCTTCTTTCATATGTCCAAGTTGACGCTTTACCTGATTTGCAGAATATACGTTTGATAATTCGTTAATAAATGTTTGCATGTACTTTGTATCAATTTTGTTTAAAAGTAAATTTTGAGAACTGTTCTTTTTGATGTTTTTGATTCTTGTTTTCAAATTATCAAGCGTCGTTACTTTAAAGCCAGATGTTTTTATATGATATTCAAGCCATTCATCTAATAGCGCGTGAAAAGTCAAAGTTTTTAATTCGCTTGACGACTTGTTGTTCAGTTTTTCTTTTATTTTTTCTTCTAAACGAAACATTGCTTCTTTTTGAGATTGTTTTGTATTCTTGTTCAACACAACACTTACGCGCTTCCATTTATCTGTGTATGGATCTTTGTACTTCTCGTAATATCTGTATTTAGTTTCGTTATTTTTGTTTTTAAATTTTTCAATCCACATGTTTATACCTCCTGTAGGAACGTACGTTCTGTAAATTTGTAAAAAATAATAAGGGTAGGTGGGCTACCCAAAATTTAGTACTAGGTACTAAATATGTTATAATAAAATAAAAAGTAGGTGATAAAATGACTCAATTTCTAGGGGCGCTTCTTCTTACAGGAGTTTTAGGTTACATACCATATAAATATCTAACAATGATAGGTTTAGTTAGTGAAAAAAACAAGGTTATCAATACTCCTGTATTATTGATTTTTTCTATTGAAACATGTTTGATATGGTTTTATAGTTTTATAATTTTTAATAATGTTGATTTAAAAAATTTGAATTTAATTCAGTTGCTTACAGGTCTAAAAGCAAATATTTTGTTTCTATTTATTTTTGTTTTAACAGTGTTTGTATTTAATCCTTTAATTGTTAAATTTATTATCTGGTTAATTAATATAACCAGAAAGTTTATGAAATTGGATTGTATAAGCTTATTAGACAAAAGAGACAAGTTGTTTAATAACAACGGTAAACCAGTATTTATAGTTATAAAAGACTTTGAAAACAGAATCATTGAAGAGGGTGAACTTAAAACCTATAATTCAGCTGGTAGCGATTTCGATTTACTAGAAGTTGAGCGACAAGATTTCAAAGTATCTGATTTACCGTCAAACGATGAATTGTATATTAAACATACGCTTGTAGACCTTAAACAACAAATTAAATTGGATTTATATTTAATGAATGAATACTAATCTTTTTTCTTAGCTTTTTCTGATAAAGTGCTTTTTAATTTTTCGCTGGCGCCTGACTTTTCAAAACTTTTGTTTAATGGGTTACTACGAGTAGTTTCTTGTTTTTTGTTTTTATCTACCATAAAATTCTCACCACCATTCAACGTCTACACTAGTAGGCGTTTTTAATTTTTTTTTAATCCTTTTTCTCGTCACGCTATATAGGTACTTTTAATCGTAATTAAAGCCAAGTTTATTTAAAATCTCTAAATAATCTGACGACTTTGCCCATAATGTTTACGTCATTTATTTTTGACATTGGGTAGCTTCTATCTTTAATGGTAACGTAATTAGATAATCGCTTTAGGGTAAATGTGTCATCTGAGTTAAATATAATTTCACAAAAATATTCATCAGTCGCAGTTCCGTTTTCAGGACAGTAAACAGTAATTATATCTCTGTCAAAGATAAAGTCCATTACATCATCATCCTGATCTAAAATGTAGCAAACAGTCATATCTTCATTTTCAACTCTTCTTGCGCTATTTATAGTAGTTATTGGTTGTGCAACTAATTTGCCTTTTGCCTCTGTGTATCTTTTTGGAAATTCCACATAATTCATTAAATCGATTGTTTTATTTGTTTCCATATTAGCTCTTCTTTCTTATATTGTTTTATTAGTTAATATTGGCTCCTGGTACTGCGCTAGCACCAGCTCTTGCTTCGTCTTCTTTTCCTTTTTTGTACTCTTCAAAAGCTTTAGCCTGTTCATCTTTAGTCCAGCCAGGCGAAACGACATACTCATCATTTAAATTAGTATTTTGTGAATCGTTTTTATTTATATTTGCAGGAGTATTATTAGATGGATCTGAATTATTATTAAGTTGATTGTTTTGTGATTGGTTTTGATTGTTTGAATTATTTTGTATGCTATTATTAGGTGGATTTTTATCTTCAACTTTTTTCATTTTTTCTTGTTGCGTTTTTGGTTTGCTATCTTTGTGTTTTTGTGTTTGTGACTTTTTATTTTCTTCTTTTTTTGGTTTTTCTTTTTCACCACAAGCTGTTAAAGCTAATGTACTTACTAGTAGCAGTCCGATTACTTTTTTCATATGTATCTCTCCTTTGTTTATATTTCCTTATATTTAAAAACTCTCAACGGCTCAAACGTAATAGAATACTCGCCATAGTGAGTCCCAATACCATATATCTTTTTATATTGTTCTATTGCTTCTAATATGTATTCTTCACTCAATTGCAGATACTCAGACAACTCATACAAGTTACGTACACCATAATTGTAAGCTTCCACAATTTCGCGTAACGGGACTGCTGAGATAAAGCCGTGTCGCCTTGCGTAATTTTCGAACTTGCGATTGTTGAATTTCGAGTAATCGGCTATATCACCGTATGTAAGTTTATTATGTGCTAATTCTTCAAAGAGAATTCCTGCCTTTTCTCTATCTGATAAGCCACGCTTTATTAAAATTAAATCTCCTAACCATACCCCATCCAAATTATCTGGAAGCACATCAGCCTCTCTTATTTCAATATAATCATGTTGTATTAAAGTTTCTTCATATAATCCCATCTGATACATCCTTTACTTACGTTTGCTTCTTATATAATCTGCATAATCTAAAACTCTTTGCCATTCATCATCTGTCAATTCTCCTTCAAGGTGAGCTGCACGATGTTGTACTTCATCATCGTTTTCTTCAACCCACCCCATTAAATATGCAGGATTAACATTTAATGCAGTAGCTATACTTTCTATAGTATCGTTTTTTAAATTTTTGATATTTCCGCTTTCATAACGCTGTACAGTAGCTTCAGTTTTACCAATTTTTCTTCCTAGTTCGGCCAAAGTCATACCTTGTTTTTCTCTTGATTGTTTCATTCTTTTTGAAAAGCACATCGTAATACAGCTCCTTTTACTTGATAGTTCTATTATAAGGAAAACTTTCGGCATTTGCAATATTTTTCTAAAAAACTTTCGTAAAGTGCTTGACCTCTTTCGTAACATCATGATAAGATTACTTACGTAATACGAAAGGTGGTGAAAAGAAATGCCTATAGATGCTAAACTTTTGAAATCTAAAATGGCTTTGAAAGAACATAACATCAAAACCCTTTCTGAAGAAATTGGTGTTAATAGAGATACTTTATCTAATATGATTCACGGGAGAACGAAACCGTCGTACCCGGTAATAAATGGTATTTATTTTGCGTTAGAATTGACACCTCAAGAAGGAAGAGATATTTTTTTTAACGAAGACTTACGCAAAAAGAAAGTTTTAACTTAAGGAGGAAACTGAAATGCAAGCATTACAAATAGTAGAACAGAACGAAACACATTATGTAGACAGTAGAGAAGTTGCGGAAATGATAGGAAAGCGACACGACAATTTAGTAAGAGACATTAAAGGTTATATCAAGGTTTTAGAGGACTCCTCAAAATTGAGTAGTCATAATTTCTTTGAAGAAAGCACCTATGTTAATTCACAAAACAAAGTACAACCTTGTTACCTACTAACCAAAAAAGGTTGCGACATAGTAGCAAACAAGATGACAGGTAGTAAAGGCATTTTGTTTACTGCAACTTATGTTGATGCATTTCATAAAATGGATGAATACATTAAACAACAAGCACAGCTTAATGTACCACAAACACCAATGCAAGCATTAGAGATGATGTTCAAAGCACAAAAAGACCAAGAACAGTTTAACAAACAAATGCAACAAGAAATCACAGGCATTCGTCACATTGTCGGTATTGAAACGAAAAACTGGCGTAACGACACAAACAAAATGTTATCTGCGATTGCACAACATTTAGGTGGCGGAGCAATGCACCAGAAAGTTAAGTCTGAAGCATATAAAGCTTTAGAAGAAAAAGGACGCTGTAATTTAAAAATTCGTATGCAGAACCGCAAAGGCAAAATGCTAGCGAATGGTGCAACGAAAACCCAGATTAACAAGTTGTCAAAATTAGATGTGATTACTGATGAACCTAGATTGGTTGAGATATACATTTCAGTGATTAAGAGTATGGCGATTAAATACGGTGTAGATATTAGCCAATTTGAAATTTAAACAAACATCTTAAAAGGAGGAACAACAAATGTTACAAAAATTTAGAATCGCTAAAGAAAAAAGTAAATTAAAACTCAATTTACTAAAACATGCAAACAGTAATTTAGAAACAAGAAACAACCCTGAACTGTTGCGAGCAGTTGCAGAGTTGCTTAAAGAGATTAATCGATAAATTCTATGAATTCGATTTTAGCTGAAGCGATAGCTACTATTTTGTCTCCAACAAAAGTATATGAGCCATTAGTGAACAAGGAACTTTTAATTTTTTCTTTTGATATTTCAACAGTTCCGCGATGACCTGACTTTATCACTTTTTCTAAATTATCGATTTCAACAATTTTATCATTAGAAAGATATAAACAAGCTTTCATACTTATCACCTCCTTAGGTTGATAACAACATTATACACGAAAGGAGGAATAACAAATGAACATTCAAGAAGCAACTAAGATAGCTACAAAAAATCTTGTCTCTATGACACGGAAAGATTGGAAGGAAAGTCATCGAACTAAGATATTACCAACAAATGATAGTTTTTTACAATGCATCATTTCAAATAGCGATGGGACAAACCTTATCAGATATTGGCAACCTTCAGCCGATGACCTCATGGCAAATGATTGGGAAGTTATAAACCCAACTAGAGACCAGGAATTATTGAAGCAATTTTAGAAATGCTATCAATGATACTTTTTAAATTGTTTTTAAACTCATTTTCAAAGTAAACAACAGTCTTGTCTGAAATTGTTACATGATAAATAGTGTTACTAGCATACACGCCGTTTAGGAACCCAGAGTTTTTAAGTTTATTTAAATCGTATTTTACATCTTCGAAATGTAGTTTTTGAAAATACTTTGTATGTATATCTTTAGCACTTCCAAAATTATTGCAGGTTAATTTAACCGAACCTAACTTTACACATTCTAAATAATCTTTGTAGAGTACGGACAAGATATATTGTTGGTCTTTAGTAAGTGTATCAAATTCATCAGATATCAAGGGCATGTTATCACCTCCTTAGGTTGATAACAACATTATACACGAAAGGAGCATAAACAAATGAACACAAGATCAGAAGGATTGCGTATAGGCGTCCCACAAGTTTCTAGCAAAGCTGATGCTTCTTCATCCTATTTAACGGAAAAGGAACGTAACTTAGGAGCGGAAATATTAGAGCTTATTAAAAAAAGTGATTACAGCTACTTAGAAATAAACAAAGTTTTCTATGCATTAGATAGAGAACTTCAATACAGGGCGAATAATAACAAACTTTAACATTTATCTAAAGGAGTGATAGAGATGCCAAAAATCATAATACCACCAACACCAGAAAACACATATCGAGGCGAAGAAAAATTTGTGAAAAAGTTATACGCAACACCTACACAAATCCATCAATTGTTTGGAGTATGTAGAAGTACAGTATACAACTGGTTGAAATATTACCGTGAAGATAATTTAGGTGTAGAAAATTTATACATTGATTATTCAGCAACGGGAACATTGATTAATATTTCTAAATTAGAAGAGTATTTGATCAGAAAGCATAAAAAATGGTATTAGGAGGATATTAAATGAGCGACACATATAAAAGCTACTTAATAGCAGTACTGTGCTTCACAGTCTTAGCGATTGTACTTATGCCGTTTCTATACTTCACTACTGCATGGTCAATTGCAGGGTTCGCAAGTATAGCGACATTCATATTTTATAAGGAATACTTTTATGAGGAATAAAAAAACTGCTACTTGCGACAACAAGTAACAGTGCAAGATGAGCAATTGTCTTAAATAATTATATAAGGAGTTATTAATATGACCTTACAACAAAAAATACTATCACATTTTGCAACATATGACAATTTCAATTCTGATGATGTTGTTGAAACTTTTGGGATATCTAAAACACATGCAAAATCCACTCTTTCAAAACTTAAGAAAAAAGGAAAGATTGAAATGGAAAGTTGGGGTATCTGGCGTGTTATTGAATCGCAATTGCATTTAAGTGTAGTCGAACGTAAAAAAGAAATTTTAGAAGAACAATTTGAATTGTTAGCAAGATTGAATGAACAAAGTGATGATCCTAGAGAAATAGAAGAACGTATCAAGTTAATGATTCGTCTAGCTAACCAATTTTAAGGAGGACTTAATCAATGGCAATATTAGAAGGTATTTTTGAAGAATTAAAACTATTAAATAAGAATTTACGTGTGTTAAACACTGAACTATCAACTGTAGATTCATCAATTGTACAAGAGAAAGTTAAAGAAGCACCAATGCCAAAAGAAGAAACAGCTCAACTGGAATCAATTGAAGAAGTTAAGGAAACTTCTGCTGATTTGACTAAAGATTATGTTTTATCAGTAGGAAAAGAGTTCCTTAAAAAAGCAGACACTTCTGATAAGAAAGAATTTAGAAATAAACTTAACGAACTTGGCGCGGATAAGCTATCTACTATCAAAGAAGAGTATTATGAAAAAATTGTTGATTTTATGAAGGCGAGAATCAATGCATGAAGCTAGATCACTCAAATAGAGCTCATGCAAAGCTTAGTGCAAGTGGAGCAAAACAATGGCTAAACTGTCCACCGAGTATTAAGGCAAGTGAAGGTATTGCAGATAAAAGTTCAGTTTTTGCTGAAGAAGGTACATTCGCTCATGAGTTAAGTGAGTTATATTTCAGTCTTAAATATGAAGGCCTAACACAGTTTGAGTTTAATAAAGCTTTTCAAAATTATAAGCGAAATCAATATTACAGTGAAGAGTTGCGCGAATATGTTGAAGAGTACGTAGCTAATGTAGAAGAAAAATATAACGAAGCTTTGAGTAGAGATGACGATGTAATAGCTTTATTTGAAACAAAATTGGATTTAGGTAAATACGTCCCTGAATCTTTTGGTACTGGTGATGTCATTATATTTTCAGGTGGTGTACTTGAAATTATTGACCTTAAATACGGTAAAGGCATTGAAGTTTCAGCTATAGATAATCCTCAACTTAGATTATATGGCTTGGGCGCATATGAACTGCTTAGTTTAATGTATGACATTCATACAGTTCGCATGACTATCATACAACCACGAATAGATAACTTTTCTACTGAAGAGTTACCAATATCAAGATTACTTCAATGGGGAACCGATTTTGTTAAACCATTAGCCAGACTTGCTTATAACGGTGAAGGTGAGTTTAAAGCAGGTAGTCATTGTAGATTCTGTAAGATAAAGCATTCATGTAGAACACGTGCAGAATACATGCAAAATGTGCCTCAAAAGCCACCACATTTGTTAAGTGATGAAGAGATTGCAGAACTTTTATATAAACTGCCTGATATCAAAAAATGGGCTGATGAAGTAGAACATTATGCGTTAGATCAAGCGAAAGAAAATGATAAAAACTATCCTGGGTGGAAGCTTGTAGAAGGTCGTTCACGAAGAATGATAACTGATACAAAAGCAATGCTTGAAAAGTTAGTTGAAGCGGGTTATAAACCTGAAGATATTACAGAAACCAAGTTACTTAGCATTACGAATTTAGAAAAATTAATTGGTAAAAAAGCATTTTCTAAAATTACAGAGGGCTTTATAGAAAAGCCACAAGGTAAATTAACACTTGCTACCGAGTCTGATAAACGACCAGCTATAAAGCAATCTGCTGAAGATGATTTTGACAAACTATAAAAATTAAAAAGGACGGTATATAAACATGAAAGCAAAAGTATTAAATAAAACTAAAGTGATTACAGGAAAAGTAAGAGCATCATATGCACATATTTTTGAACCTCACAGTATGCAAGAAGGGCAAGAAGCAAAGTATTCAATCAGTTTAATCATTCCTAAATCAGATACAAGTACGATAAAAGCCATTGAACAAGCTATAGAAGCTGCTAAAGAAGAAGGAAAAGTTAGTAAGTTTGGAGGCAAAGTTCCTGCAAATCTGAAACTTCCATTACGTGATGGAGATACTGAAAGAGAAGATGATGTGAATTATCAAGACGCTTATTTTATTAACGCATCAAGCAAACAAGCACCTGGTATTATTGACCAAAACAAAATTAGATTAACGGATTCTGGAACTGTTGTAAGTGGTGATTATATTAGAGCTTCAATTAATCTATTTCCTTTCAACACAAATGGTAATAAGGGTATCGCAGTTGGATTGAACAACATTCAACTTGTAGAAAAAGGCGAACCTCTTGGCGGTGCAAGTGCAGCAGAAGATGATTTCGATGAATTAGACACTGATGATGAGGATTTCTTATAAGTCAATAGGTGGGGTTTTAGCCCCACTTTAATTTTAAAGAAATTGAGGTGTCAAGAATTTGAGATTTATGAATATAGATATTGAAACATATAGCAGTAATGATATTTCGAAATGTGGTGCCTATAAATACACAGAAGCTGAAGATTTCGAAATTTTAATTATAGCTTATTCAATAGATGGTGGAGCGATTAGTGCGATTGACATGACTAAAGTAGATAATGAGCCTTTCCACGCTGATTTTGAGACGTTTAAAATTGCTCTTTTTGATCCTGCTGTAAAAAAGTATGCATTCAATGCTAATTTCGAAAGAACTTGTCTTGCTAAACATTTTAATAAACAGATGCCACCTGAAGAATGGATTTGCACAATGGTTAATTCAATGCGTATTGGCTTACCTGCTTCGCTTGATAAAGTTGGAGAAGTTTTAAGACTACAAAACCAAAAAGATAAAGCAGGTAAAAATTTAATTCGTTATTTCTCTATACCTTGTAAACCAACAAAAGTTAATGGAGGAAGAACAAGAAATCTACCTGAGCACGACCCTGAGAAATGGCAACAATTTATTGATTATTGTGTAAGAGATGTTGAAGTAGAAATGACGATTGCTCATAAAATTAAAGACTTTCCAGTAACTGCAATTGAACAAGCATATTGGGTTTTTGACCAACATATAAACGACAGAGGTATTAAGCTTTCTAAATCATTGATGTTAGGAGCTAATGTGCTCGATAAGCAGAGTAAAGAAGAATTGCTTAATCAAGCTAAACATATAACAGGTTTAGAAAATCCTAATAGTCCTACACAATTATTGGCTTGGTTAAAGGATGACCAAGGATTAGATATACCTAATTTACAAAAGAAAACGGTTCAGGAGTACTTAAAAGAAGCAACAGGAAAAGCTAAAAAAATGCTAGAAATTAGATTGCAAATGTCTAAAACCAGTGTGAAAAAATACAACAAAATGCATGACATGATGTGCAGTGATGAACGGGTAAGAGGTCTGTTTCAATTTTACGGTGCCGGTACTGGAAGATGGGCAGGTAGAGGTGTACAACTTCAGAATTTAACAAAGCATTATATTTCAGATACTGAATTAGAAATAGCAAGAGATCTTATTAAAGAACAACGTTTTGACGATTTAGATTTATTACTCAATGTTCATCCTCAAGACTTATTAAGTCAATTAGTTAGGACGACATTTACTGCTGAAGAAGGTAATGAACTAGCAGTAAGTGATTTTTCTGCAATAGAGGCAAGAGTCATAGCATGGTATGCAAAAGAACAATGGCGTTTAGATGTGTTCAACACACACGGAAAGATATATGAAGCATCGGCTTCTCAAATGTTTAATGTACCGGTAGAAAGCATAACTAAAGGCGACCCTCTCAGACAAAAAGGAAAAGTGTCCGAATTAGCTTTAGGCTATCAAGGTGGCGCTGGAGCTTTAAAAGCAATGGGTGCATTGGAAATGGGCATTGAAGAAAACGAGTTACAAGGTTTAGTTGATAGTTGGCGTAACGCAAATCCTAACATAGTTAATTTTTGGAAGGCTTGCCAAGAGGCTGCAATTAATACTGTAAAATCCCGAAAGACGCATCATACACATGGACTTAGATTTTATATGAAAAAAGGTTTTCTAATGATTGAATTGCCTAGTGGAAGAGCTTTAGCTTATCCGAAAGCTTCAGTTGGTGAAAATAGTTGGGGTAGTCAAGTTGTTGAATTTATGGGCTTAGATCTTAACCGTAAATGGTCAAAGTTAAAAACGTATGGTGGGAAGTTAGTCGAGAATATTGTTCAAGCAACTGCAAGGGATTTACTTGCGATTTCTATAGCAAGGCTTGAAGCATCAGGTTTTAAAATAGTTGGTCATGTCCATGATGAAGTAATTGTAGAAATACCTAGAGGTTCAAATGGACTTAAGGAAATCGAAACTATCATGAATAAGCCGGTTGAATGGGCAGAAGGTTTAAATTTGAATAGCGACGGATTTACATCACCCTTCTATATGAAGGATTAGGAGGATAGATTATGACAATAAAGGAATTAGAAGAGAAGTTTAACATCTCTCGATATTTTGTTGTAAAGCATGATAGGGATTGGGAAACAGGTGAAATTATTGACACTTGTATTGTTTTAGATGAATATGCGGACCATATCAACATAGAAGTTGAGGAAGTGATCTAATGCAACAACAAGCATATATAAATGCAACGATTGATATAAGGATACCTACAGAAGTTGAATATCAGCATTTTGATGATGTGGATGATGAAAAAGATGCGCTGGCAAAGCGCTTAGATGACAATCCGAATGAATTACTAAAGTATGACAACATAACAATAAGACATGCATATATAGAGGTGGAATAAATGAGTATCGTAAAGATTAACGGTAAACCATATAAATTTACCGAACATGAAAATGAATTGATAAAAAAGAATGGTTTAACTCCAGGAATGGTTGCAAAAAGAGTACGAGGTGGCTGGGCGTTGTTAGAAGCCTTACATGCACCTTATGGTATGCGCTTAGCTGAGTATAAAGAAATTGTGTTATCCAAAATCATGGAGCGAGAGAGCAAAGAACGTAAATTGGAAAGAGAGCGAAAGAAAGAGGCTGAGCTACGTAAGAAGAAGCCACATTTGTTTAATGTACCTCAAAAACATTCACGTGATCCGTACTGGTTCGATGTCACTTATAACCAAATGTTCAAGAAATGGAGTGAAGCATAATGAGCATAATCAGTAACAGAAAAGTAGATATGAACAAAACGCAAGACAACGTTAAGCAACCTGCGCATTACACATACGGCGACATTGAAATTATAGATTTTATTGAACAAGTTACGGCACAGTACCCACCACAATTAGCATTCGCAATAGGTAATGCAATTAAATACTTGTCTAGAGCACCGTTAAAGAATGGTCATGAGGATTTAGCAAAGGCGAAGTTTTACGTCGATAGAGTATTTGACTTGTGGGAGTGATGACCATGACAGATAGCGGACGTAAAGAATACTTAAAACATTTTTTCGGCTCTAAGAGATATCTGTATCAGGATAACGAACGAGTGGCACATATCCATGTAGTAAATGGCACTTATTACTTTCACGGTCATATCGTGCCAGGTTGGCAAGGTGTGAAAAAGACATTTGATACAGCGGAAGAGCTTGAAACATATATAAAGCAAAGTGATTTGGAATATGAGGAACAGAAGCAACTAACTTTATTTTAAAAGGGCGGAAACAATGAAAATCAAAATTGAAAAAGAAATGAATTTACCTGAACTTATCCAATGGGCTTGGGATAACCCCAAGTTATCAGGTAATAAAAGATTCTATTCAAATGATGTTGAGCGCAACTGTTTTGTGACTTTTCATGTTGATAGCATCTTATGTAATGTGACTGGATATGTATCAATTAACGATAAATTTACTGTTCAAGAGGAGATATAACAATGAAAATCAAAGTTAAAAAAGAAATGAGATTAGATGAATTAATTAAATGGGCGCGAGAAAATCCGGATCTATCACAAGGAAAAATATTTTTTTCAACAGGATTTAGTGATGGATTCGTTCGTTTTCATCCAAATACAAATAAGTGTTCGACGTCAAGTTTTATTCCAATTGATATCTCCTTCATAGTTGATATTGAAAAAGAAGTAACGGAAGAGACTAAGTTTGATAGGTTGTTAGAGGTATATGAGATTCAAGAAGGAGTCTATAAATCCGCATTACACAAAGGTATCAGTTTGAACGAACGTTTTGAAGACGACAATATTTTTCCTACCAAAGCATTCTACATCTTAAACGATGACCTAACTATGACGTTAATCTGGAAAGATGGGGAGTTGCTAGTATGATGTTGAAATTTAAAGCTTGGGATAAAGATAAAAAAGTTATGAGTATTATTGACGAAATCGATTTTAATAGTGGGTACATTTTGATTTCAACAGGTTATAAAAGTTTCAATGAAGTAAAACTATTACAATACACAGGATTTAAAGATGTGCACGGTGTGGAGATTTATGAAGGGGATATTGTTCAAGATTGTTATTCGAGAGAAGTAAGTTTTATCGAGTTTAAAGAAGGAGCCTTTTATATAACTTTTAGCAATGTAACTGAATTACTAAGTGAAAATGACGATATTATTGAAATTGTTGGAAATATTTTTGAAAATGAGATGCTATTGGAGGTTATGAGATGACGTTCACCTTATCAGATGAACAATATAAAAATCTTTGTACTAACTCTAACAAGTTATTAGATAAACTTCACAAAGCATTAAAAGATCGTGAAGAGTACAAGAAGTAACGAGATGAGCTTATTGGGGATATAGCGAAGTTACGAGATTGTAACAAAGAACTGGAGAAGAAAGCAAGCGCATGGGATAGGTATTGCAAGAGCGTTGAAAAAGATTTAATAAACGAATTCGGTAACGATGATGAAAGAGTTAAATTCGGAATGGAATTAAACAATAAAATTTTTATGGAGGATGACACAAATGAATAACCGCGAACAAATCGAACAGTCCGTTATAAGTGCTAGTGCGTATAACGGCAATGACACAGAGGGATT